AGGTTTTACGCCAGAGCAGGTCGACAAGTGCTCGTTCTGGCAAATGCGCGCGTGTATCGCCGGATACAACAAATCAAATAGCGCGGAAGAGGAGGTTAAGCCTCCAAGCGATTCGGAATTCGACGATATGGTCGCGAGGCTTGGTTAGTGGCAAATGATCTTGTAGTTCAGCTTGGCGCAAAGCTGGACCAATTCTCTCGCGACATGGACCAAGCTGGCGATATCGCTGACTCCGCGGTCAGCGATATCGAGAGTAAATTTGCTAACCTAAATCCTTCGATTGGTGGATTCACTTCACTTGGTATTGCGGCGGCTGGCGTTACTGGCGCTGTTACAACGCTTTTGACCGCCCTCGCTCATGTGAATAGCGAGTTGGCGGAACTTCAAAAGAATGCAGAGTTTGTCGGCGTTACAACCGACAGATTCCAGCGCATTCAGTTTGCGGCAGGCCAAAGCGGTGTGTCGTCGAGCGATTCCGTGGACGATTTGCGTAAGGTAGCCTCGCTACTGGCCGACGCGAAGCAGAACGAGAACTCGCTGACTCGCCTGCTTGAGGCTAACAACATCAAATACAAGGACCGTAACGGCCAGGTTATTACGCTCAACCAGCTACTTGATATCGCGGGTGGGCTTCTGAACAAATTTAGTTCAATGCCTGAAAAGACCAAGGCTGCACAAATGCTCGGTCTGTCTCAGGGTTGGGTTGAGGCGCTTCGCAACGGTAGCAAGGCGTTTGAAGACGTCGCTGCTGGAGCTGACGAGGCCGGGGCTGTCATTGATCGTGAGACTGTTGCAAAGGCTGCTGAGTTTGACCGCGCATGGAAGCGATCTTCAGCCCAGCTTGGTGCGCAGTTTAAGTCGGTCACTGCTGATATTGCAATTTGGCTTGATGGCCTGATTGAGAAGGCAAACGACTTAGTTACCGCTACATTGGCCGCACAAAATATCAAGCCCGGTAGTGGGCAAGATACGTTCAATGCTTATGCCGACGCCCTTGATATTCTCCGTAAGGATATGCAGGGTACAGCACAAGACGCAGAACAGGTTTCGCGCGTTATCGAGCGCATGAAAAATTCCGGTAAGGGCGATCCAGAAATCGTTGCCGGTCTTGAGCTTATTCGCGCAAAGGCTGTGCTGACCGCCGAGCAACTTAAAGCGGTTGCGGACGAGCAATCAAAGGTCAATTTCCCGAACGGGGTGCCCACACCGGCCGCACGCCCAGCTTCAGCTAATAACGACGACCCAAATGCCGCGAAACTTCCAAACCGCCTGAGCGGTACAAAAGACGCTTATGATCGCGCTACTGAGTCTATTGCGAAGCATACTGCGCGTCTTGAGGCTGATTCCGAATCAGTAGGTAAGGGAGCGCAGGCGCAGGAAGAATTACGCGCTCAAGCGCAACTGTTCACAGCTGCGCAGTTGGCTGGTATCCCAATCACGCAGAAGGTTAAGGATCAGATCCAAGACCTAGCTCAAGACGCCGGCGAAGCTGCTGACGCCCTCGCAAAAGCCAAGGTCGCGTCTGACACAGATTTCGGACTGAAATCTGCATTTCTTACGCCGCAAGATTTGGCGATCGCACAACAGCTAAAGGGTATTTACGGAAACGACATTCCGACTGCTCTTGCGAGCACGGAGGCGGCGGGGCTTCGTGCCGCGTCTACGCTTCGCCAGCTCGGAACGTTGGGACAAGATGTTAATCGCAGCTTCTTGGTTGATTTCACCACGCAAATCCGCAACGGCGCCTCTGCAATGGATGCGCTGCGCACCGCTGGCGTAAATGCGCTTGGTAAGATTGCCGACAAGCTCGTCTCGATGGCCGCTGACAACCTATGGGCATCGGCGTTCGGTGGATCGTCTGGCGGGCTTGGTGGGTTCTTTGGAAGCTTGTTTAAGGGCGCTGGTGGCGGCTTAAGCGCGCCACAGAGCATTCTTCCACCTATTTATGGCGACGGGACAGACAATCATCCGGGTGGCCTTGCTATTGTTGGCGACAAAGGCCCGGAGCTTGTCAACCTACCGCGCGGTTCGCAAGTCGTCCCAAACGATGTTCTTCGCGGCGGTGGCATTGGCACCACCTCAGTCTCCGTAGGCGGCAGCACTGTCGTTATCCAAGGCGATGCGAGCGAGAAAACAGTAGCTCTGATTAGTCAGGCGCTAAAGGCTCATGACGCAACGCTGCCTTCCAAGGTTGTTGGCGCCGTGCTCGACGCTAAGAAGCGGAGGGTTTTGGCGTGAGCATTACATATCCCGTTGATCTGCTCGCGACTTTCCCAGGCTGGACCACGGTATTTGAGCCTGTCTATAGGCAGGAGCAATCGCGTGTTGCCGGCGGCCGCACTTACGTTAAAGACCTTGGCGATCCGCTTTGGACGCTGACTGCGCAGTCTCGTCAGTTGTCACCTAACGAACTTGACTACTGGCGGGCTCGTCTCGATGTGATGGAAGGCGGGTTGCAGACATTCGTCGGCTACTCGATGTCGCGCTATTATCCAATCAAATACCCGCGCGGTACTTGGCCAACAGGCGCCTCATTTGACGGCGTGGCGACACTCTTGAGCGTCGGCACCAATCGCAAGTCAATTTCGGTTAGCGGCCTGCCGGCCGGGTTCGAGATGTCGATCGGCGACATGGTGCAAGTTGGCACTGACCTTCATCGAGTGATGGAAGTAGCTACCGCAGATAGCAGCGGTGACACGTCAGTTTTCGAAGTCCGTCCGCATATCTGGCCCGGTGTCGATGCCGGCGGCAGTCCTGCTGTCACCGTGACAGTTAAGCGGCCATCGTGTCAGATGGTGATCGCGCCTGGATCGATCCAGAGCCAATCAGACCCGCAAACGGGCTGGGGCGCTGTGTCGTTTCAAGCGATTGAGGCGCGGTAACACCGCGTAGCGGCGCTCAGCGCCATTCCAAAAATACCAATAAGGATGCGCCGCATTGTTACGCACAAGCGGCGTAGCAGGCATGCGCCAAATCTCCGCTGAAAACTTCACCGCATTGCAGGATCGCCGCTTAGTCGCGCGCGACTTCATCTGGTTCGTCGTCCGAGACCGCACCACTGGCGAGGCTGTAACGGACGGTTACTGGTCTGGAGCGGGGTTCCTCACCACGCAGGTTATCGACCCGGCCACTGGTGGCGTGGCGACGCGCTCGTTTATGGGCGCCGGAACGCTAATTCAGATTTCAGACATTCCGCTCGTTTCGAACATCACTGTTCAGAACGTTACCATCAAGCTAAATCAGGTTGCGGATCACGTTAACGACCTGATCCGCGGCTACGATTGCAAGCAGGGCCAGGTTCAAATCTGGCGCGGGCTGTTTGATCCTGATAGCCGCCAGCTAGTTTCGCCGGCGCCACCGCGGTTCTTTGGGTTTATCGACCAGATTGAAATTCTGACTCCTTCTGAGAATTCAGAAGGTGGCGTGACGCTTACCTGCACGTCTCATACGCAGGAAATGACGCGCTACAATCCTGATACGCGCTCCGATGCAAGCCAAAGGCTGCGCGCGGCAAACGATAACTTCTATCAAGACACGGCAACGATCGGAACGGCTCAGTTCTTCTGGGGGCGGGCAAATGGCACTGTGCAAACATCGTTCAATAAGAAGTTCGGATGATCCGCCGCGCGCTTCTTTCAGACTCGCCTCGAGCAGTTGAGCTGCTGCGCGATAGCAGGGTTGGTGCCGGATTCCACGACCCTAATGGTATCAGCGGTTTCGTTTTCCCGTTCGTTCCTGAATACGCCGAGCGCATGTTTGTTCGGTATCTGTCGGGTGGACCGCTTCTAGCCTTGGTACACGACGTAGACGGCGTAGCCCAAGGCATCCTTCTCGCACATTCCTTTGAGCATGAATTTGGGCCTGTTCTGCTGGCTCAAGAGCGCGTGTGGTGGATTGATCCGGCGCATAGAGGAACAGCCGCAGTAAAAATGCTGGACGCCTACGAGGCTTGGGCGTTCGAGAAACAGGGCTGCAAGTTCGCCGGTATGGCGGGCATGGGCGACGACCCAGCAGTTGCACGGCTTTACCTTAGACGTGGCTACGTGCGCGCAGAGACGCACTTTTTAAAGGCCGCCTAGCAGCGCACGCGCGATAGCGCACATTCCCCAAAGTTAGGACCGCTTTATAGTGGTTATTTTCTCCGCAATCGCAGCAGCTATTGCGTCAGTTGTTACCTTTATCGGTACGATTGGCGCTATCGGCACGTTCGCATTGCAGATGGCCGCCGGCATCGGCATTAGCTATCTCGCGAAGGCGCTAGCCGGTAAGAAGCCGTCGTCTGCACCAAGCGGCCCGTCTGGCGTTCAAGGCTCGCTATCGACTGGCGGTGACGTTCCGCGCGCGTTCGTGGTTGGCGATGGCGCAACGGCTGGCTCTCTGGTCTATGCCAATACATGGGGCAATGACGGCCAGACTCCGAATGCGTACTTCACGCAGGTTATCGCTCTCAGCGATCTTCCGATTGGCGGACTTAATGAAGTCTGGGTGAACGGGCAGAAGGTCACGCTTGGCGACACCGCAGACGCAGATAAGGGATTCCCAGTTACAGAATATGCCAAAGACGGCAAAGACCATCTCTGGATTAAATTCTACGACGGTACGCAAACGACCGCGGACTCGTTCCTAACCTCTAAAGTAACATCGACAGAACGCCCCTACGAATCGACCCGCATAGGCACTGGCGTTGCATATACCATCTGCACGTCGCTGGTAGAGGATACTCTCTTTACAGGATTCCCGTCGTTCCTGTTCGGCGTATCTGGCGTAAAGCTTTACGACCCTTCGAAAGACGACACCGCGGGCGGAACAGGTTCGCATCGTTATTCTGACCCATCAACGTGGGGAGGTGACGGCGACAAACTGCCGGCCGTGCAGATTTACAATCTGCTGCGCGGGCTGACGTACCAAGATAAGTGGTTCTATGGTCTGCAGAGTCTCGCGGATGCACGTCTGCCAACGGCGAACTGGATTGCCCAGATTTCTAAGTGCCGTGCTGAGATAGACGCTGGCGGCACCGCAACAGAGCCAACTTATCGTTCTGGTGGCCAGATCAGTCTGTCGACGCAGCTTGGCGACACGATCGAGAGCTTGCTGACGACTTGTCAGGGCAAGCTGTCCGAGGTTGGCGGCTTTTATAAGGTATTTCTTGGCGCGCCGGATAGTCCGGTTTTTACATTCACTGATGACGACATTCTGTCGACGGAAGAGCAGAGCTTTACGCCGTTCTTCGGCCTGTCGGACACCATTAACGGCGTTACGGCGAAATATCCAGATCCGGTGCAGGGCTGGCAGACGACAGCTGCGCCTCCGCTTTACCGCACCGACCTCGAGGTTGAGGCCGGAAACCGCCGCCTGTTGACAGACGTATCGTTGGACTTTGTGCCGTACTCGGCACAGGCGCAGCGGTTGATGAAGTCGGCGCTTGATGCTGCGCAGCGTGCACGGCGGCATACGCTCGGCTTCCCGCCCAAGTTCTGGTACGTCGAACCTGGTGATGTTGGCGAGTGGACTTCTGATAGGAATGGCTATGACGCCAAACTGTTCGAAGTAAACGGCGCCGTTGATAAGGCCAACCTCGACGTCACTCTTGATCTGACGGAAGTAGACCCGTCCGATTATGATTGGAACCACGATACTGATTTCCAGCCCGTCGATGGCGGCACTGTTGCGCTGCCGAGGCCCGCACCGCAGGGAATTGTTGATTGGTTCGTAGAAGGCGTTGTTCTCAAGGACGCCGCCGGTAACGATCGCCGTCCAGCCATCCGAATGACGTGGGATGGCACCATGTCGGCTGTGACTGGCGTGCAGTACGAGGTGCGCCTGAAGTCGGACGCGTCCGATGTCACGCGCGGTCGCACAGACCAACTCGCGGCAGGCGCACTCATCATCTCGCAATCGCTGCTGCCGAATACGCAGTATCAGGTGCGCGGGCAATACCTGCCAAACTATCCGCGCGACATGCTGTGGTCGGATTGGCTTGACGTTACGACGCCGGATACGCGGCTTACCGCGTTGGATTTTGACGCCGACGCCTTGGCGGCTTCGGTCTCTAACCAATTCCAGATAGGCGACGACAAGGTTAGTGCGATTGTGCAGTTGGTCGCGGCTACTGTCGCACAAGCGCTGTCGAAGTCGGCGTTGGATAAGAAAACTCTCCGCTCCGAACTGAACGCGCAGAACGGTCGGCTTTCCTCCTCCATCAGCAGCGTGCAGACGGTTGCAGCGTCGAATACGGAAGCGATAGCGAGTCTGGACACGACGGTTACCGCGTCTATTGATGATCTGACTGCCTCGGTGAATGAGAACGCCACGGCGGTCGCCGACATTAACGGCAATCTGGCTGCGTCTTACGGCTTAATCGTCGACGCGAATGGCAACATCGCCAGCATTCAGGCACTGGCAGACGGCACTGGCTCAGCGCTCAAATTCCTCGCCGACGTGATCCAGTTTGCGATTCCGGGAGTTACAGGCGGCGATGCCAAGACGATTCTACAGATTGGCAACGTAAATGGTGTGCCGACTCTTGTTCTTAAGGCTGATGTTCTGGGTGATGGCATCATCACTGCGCAGCACTTGGTCAGCGGCGACGTTAGTGCACTGTTCGGCAGCTTCGGAACGATGGAGGCGGGTGTTATTCAGAGCGCGGACGGGAAATACGTCATCGATCTGACGAACGGACGCGAGGTCATCAGTGACTAGGCGGATCGTTGGAGGAAATTTTGGCGGCGCAAGCCCAGGCTTTCGCGTTTCTAAGCCAGGCTATGATGCTGTTACAGAGCCAGTCGGGTCGGACAACATCGCACTCGATACCAACATGGATTTTATCGGATCTGTTGTTGCATCGGGGTTGGTTCAATGCGGCGGCTCGTCAGTGACATTCCCTACGATGTCATATGTCCCAATATTCTTCATTTATCCATGGGATGGGACGAGCCTGACTCTCTATAATATCCGCACGTTTACAAACGGTGCTCGTGTACACGCTTGGATTCCTGCGCTCGGCATCATCACAGAATCAAGCCTGACAGTTCGAGGCTTTGACATCGCATACTACAATACTCGTGGATTTTATAATCCAGACGGCACTTGGTTTGCCTACAGTGTTTTTGCGACGGAGGGGTTGTGACGAAGCGCGTCCTTCGCGGGAAACATCCTCTTTCTAGCAACTACGGAATCTATGTTTCGAAGCCGGGCATTGACGTGACTACCGCATCGCCGGGAGATTTTGTCTACGACAGTTCTTCCATAGCGTACCAGAAGGTACTGAACGGTACGACGACTGTTCTTATCAATCAGCCACCAGGCGTCAGTCAGACGACAACGATAAGCCTACCGTCTGAATACTCCGGGTATTCGCACCTGCAAATGTGGGCTGCGATTTCAATGTATCTTTTCAATTCTAGCACAGGAACAACGTATCAAGGCGATGCCGCGTTCGATGGCTTTTCAACGAAACTTTCAATGAAGATTATTTCTGGTGTGCTGTCTCTTACAGCGTCCAGCGCGGAGGACACCCGAAACGTAGGCGTTTCAAGTGTAGTCCAGTTCTATTTTGTTGCGAATTGGGCGATCTTCAATGCGCGGGTTGACGCATGACCCGCCGCGTTCTGACAGGGAAAAATCCATCTGGTGATGTAGGGCTTTGGGTTTCCAAGTCCGGTCAAGACGTATTCACCGCAGACAAGATGAATATGGCGTTCAGTTCGGATTTGAATAATCCGAAGGTGGTTGTTTCTGGGTCGGTTACAATTACTCCTGCGCTAGGTCATCGTACAAAAGACAACAACGCCCCCGGCATACGCAAGACAACGACCATTCCCTACGGTTCGACGATCAGTCCGTTCCCCGTTGCTTTCATCATTGCCTCCGCCGCTTCGTGGATCGTTCCCCTGGTCGGCTACACCACTCAAACCGCTTCCTACTTGAATAATAATTGGCACTCGCCTGTCTACGAGGACATGGCGGGCGCATCAGCCTCCGCTTTGGATACTTCTTACGGCACCGGAATATGGAAGGCCCCTGATGCCGGTAGCGGCGACGCGAACGCGGTTTCCCAGAATTGGAGCGCGATGGCCGTTTACCCCGAGGCAAATTCAAATAGTTTGCAGATAACGACTGCATGCTCGAGCAGCATCACTGTGAAGTATCTCGTTCTAGATTATAGTTGAGGGTCCAGAAATGTACGTCGTGCATGATAACGAAGGCACCATACTTCACTCCATCAGCGGTCCCGACGCCAACTACGGCAAGGCGTTGACGGCTGCAGATCAACAGTGGATTTTCCTTGAAGGTCCGTTCGAATTCAATCCTGTCACGCAATATGTCGACGTGGAAAAGAAAGCGGCTGGCGCTTCTCATGCGGAATGCTTAGTGACGCGAACTTCGATTCCGCTAACGGTAGATGGCACGACCGTTTCAGGTATCCCCACCGGCTCGAAAGTAAAAATCACCTCGGGCGTTGGCGTTGAGTTCGAAGGTGTAGTCAGCGACGGTGAGGTCGAACTCAATGCGGCCGACCCTACCACGTACACAGTGAATGTAACGGCAGGCGCGAAATATCTTCCAACTTCCATTCAGGTGGTTGCAGAATGAAGATCGCTCTCAGTTCGAACATGGCAAAGCGTATCGATGATGCGCGAGATCAGATCAACGCGCATTTTGTCAGCCTATCTGCACAGTCCGCTGCACTAGATGCCATCCACATGCGCAAACGCGAAATTGCATCGGAAGTGAAGCCCGGCGAAGCCGCGCCAGATGCGCTTGCGCAGGAAGCCGCGCTTCGCGGCATTACGCCAGAACAACTAGCAGACCTTATCCTAAGCAAGCCGTGCCCGATTGCTGCGGCTGACGAGCGCGAACTTGAGCGCCAACGCATGTTGCTTACTGTCGAATCAGCCACGACGCCATCCGCGATTGACGCGGTATTGGCTGCTATTTCCTAACTTTACGACGCCACGCGCCGCCAAGGTCCGTGAAGACGCGCGTTTTGCGCGTGTTAGCCCTATGGCTTCTTCCCAGGAATATCATGTCAACTGTTCTCGACATCACCAATTTTATTTACAACACCGGCACGCTGACGATCGCGACGGGCGACACCACGGCGGTGTTTTCTGGCACGTCACTATCCACCAGCGTCAAGGACGGCGACTATCTGTTTGCTGGCGGTTCACTGGCTGTCATTCAGACCGTCACCGACGACACTCATGTCGATCTGTTCACCGAATGGGCAGGCGCAGGCGTTTCGGCCGGGCCGTACCTCATTCTGAAAGCCTCGCTGCTTCGCTATCACACCGCGCTTATTGGGTACGACTCTGCGTCGTTTCTTGCAATGCTCGACGGCACCGCCGTTTGGTACGCGGTTGAGGGCGCAGCGCCGGATCCGTCGATCGGCGAGGACGGTAACCGTGCGCTCAAATCCAACGTCACGCCGTGGGTGGTTTGGCTCAAGACCGGCGGCGTCTGGGTTGAGCAAGCCGGTTCACCTGGCGGCCCCGGTGCTACCATTCTCGTCCAGAACGCGGAGCCCGACACCAGCCATCCAGACAACTCGCTATGGATCGATAGCGACAGCGCGGACCTCGACGTTTACGCGCTGACAGGTTCGCCGCCTGCGTGGGCCGACACCGGCATGAACTTGAAGGGCGCAACCGGCCCTGCTGCTTGGCTTGCACCCGTCGCATGGACGACTGGGACGAACTTCGTTGAAGGTCCGCCAGCGAGTGTCGTAACGCAGGGTGGCGAAACCTACGTCTGTCTTGAGCCGCACACGTCAGGCACGTTCGCGACCGACCTGGCCGCTGGTAAGTGGATCAAGGTTGCAGCGAAGGGCGCGGATGGAACTGGTACGGGCGATGTCGTTGGCCCCGCGTCGGCGACGGATGGACGGCTTGCCGCATTTGATACCGCGACCGGCAAATTGCTTAAGGACAGCGGCAAAGCGATCGCGGACCTTGCTACGGCCGCGCAGGCCGTTCCCGCAGGCGGCACCGCTGGTCAGTTGCTCTCGAAGGTCGATGGCGCTGACAATAATGTGCATTGGATCGACGCGCCCAATACTGACATAGCCTCAGTCGTTCACGCAGCAACTGGCAAGACG